ACCTTCCGTCGATAGATAGTTTACTTAATAAAAGATGCCTAAACGTAAAAATGTTGAGAGTCACCGAGATAAGAAAAAGCGATTAAAGCAAAATCGATTAAGAAAAGAACATATGTACGATTATGAGAAAGATTATTGGAAGAATAAGTCTTCACAAGCCACAAGACAGCAAAAGAGCAATATTTCAAATTTGTTTGCTGGTGCTGGTGCTGCTGCAGGGACGTCAGGTTCTGCTTATGTTGCTAAAACAGCCGTAGATATGTGGGGTACTATTGCTCCTATGTTACCTGCTATAGAAGAAGCTGCAGGTGCTGAAATAATGGCAGACATGTTAGTTCCAGTTGCCTTGGGTGGATCCGCATTAGCGGGTCCTGTCGCTGTTGGTGCTGCTGCAGGATATATTCTTGGTGAAATGGTTGTTGATGCGCTTTCCCCAACAAATTCTATATTGACTACAATGAGTGGAACTTATCAAGGAAAATTTGCTTTGAGTTCTAAAAGTGCTTTTAAAGGGTTAAGAGATCAATATCAAAAACATGGATCGTGTTTTATAATTGAAAATTATGGATTAGTTGCTGATCCTGATTTGGTATATATTGGTCATAGTTCATGGAATGCTGGTTGTGCAGTTAACGCTATTGGTGTTGCCTTGTTGCGAAAGTTATTTCGTGTTGGTCTTAAGATTGATGTAAAGACTACTCTTGAAGAGCTACCTTTAGTTGATTATATTAATCCAGATTCCGGTCCAAATGGTTTTGTAATTGCTTATCAAACTATTAAATCTGATGGAACTATAACTAAATATAGTCATGCTATTCCAAACGATTCTAGTTTGGATACATTGTTAAATAGAACAGAAAACGGGTTTTCTTTGTATACTAGTATTGATGAGTGTTTGACTCTTGCTGATCCTGGTGTATTAACTAAAGTTCAATTGTATCAGAGAAATACTGTAGCTTTAACTGATCAGTTAAGATTGCATTGTCAACTTGATATGCATCAAGAAAAGCTTACTGTTGCTATGTCTAGTCATATGGTTATTCAGAATAGGACTAAATCTAGTGCTGGTTCCTCTGAGATTACTCAAGTTGATGCACAGCCCTTAAAAGGTCCTGTGTTTGAGTTTTCAATTGGATGTCCTAAAATTAAAGCAGATACTCCTATAGCTTTGAATACTATGTTATCTGGAGGATTAATTTTGGTTCGTACTGGTGCTTTTGCTGGTACAGATGTGACTGCTTATAAAGAGCCACCTGTTCGATCGTTGTTTCAATCTGTTGTTAAATCAGGTTATGTTCGTTTAAATCCTGGAGCACTTAAGTCAATGACTTGTGGTTCTGATTGTTCAGGATATTATGCTCAAGTTCTCTTTAAGCTACGATATAATTCTAATGGTCCTGTTTCTCGTGCTTATGGTAAATCCCAGATGGTTTGCTTAGAAGAAGAGTTGAATTCAGGAAGTGCTAATAATATTACTCTTTCTTATGAATGTCAGCATATTGCAGGTGCTTCTTTTACGACTACTCGTAATCCTAATTTACAGCCAGGGTACGCTGCTGCTAATATTAATAACGTTCCTGCATAAACACGTGACTGAGAATGGAACGGCGTAGTATTACTTACTAACGCCGTTCTCAATTCTCAGTGGTGTGGCGCTAAATAAATAAATAAAAATAAAAATAAAAAATAAAAATAAATAAATAAATAAATCTACCCTTGGCTTAGTTAATTGGCCTGAGGGGATTGCCCCCTGTATGCGGGCTGGTCAGGCTTGGTTGAGCATACACGCCACACCCTAACCCTAACCCTAACCCTTAATTCAAGTTAATTTTTTAACGTTAGAATTGCTCTCCACATGTTCATGCAACACGTGTTTTCGTAGACTAAGTAAAAGTTTCATATATAAAACTATAAAAGGTCGCCAAAAAATATATGGTAAGACGACAAGGAATTTTTTGGATACTGACGATCCCTCATCATGAGTTCACACCCTTTCTACCCCCGCAATGCAACTACATCATTGGACAGTTGGAATCCGGAAATGACACTGGATACCTGCATTGGCAAGTTATGGTCTCATTCTGCGAAAAACAGTCTCTTAACGGAGTCAGATCCGTTTTCGGAAACATTCATGCCGAACTCTCCCGGTCCTCCGCCGCCGACTCCTATTGCCAAAAGGAAGAGACAGGAATCCCTGGAACAAGATTTAGTCTCGGAGCCAAGCCCTTCTGTCGGAATAGCAAGGTTGAATGGGAAAATGTTTGGATCTCCGCCAAGTCCGGTGCCTTATCTGAGATCCCACCAAACGTTCGTGTTGTCAATTATCGGACCTTACGAAGTATTGCAAGTGATCATTCTCGATGTGTTGGCATGGTCCGAGAGTGCTTTGTCTACTGGGGAAAGACTGGTACTGGAAAATCTAGACGAGCCTGGGAAGAAGCCGGCTTGGAGGCTTACTGCAAAGATCCCCGGACGAAGTTTTGGGATGGCTATCAAGATCAGGAAAACATTGTGCTGGATGAATTTCGAGGAGGAATTGATGTCGCCCATCTACTTCGATGGCTTGATCGATATCCGGTCCGAGTGGAAATTAAAGGCTCTTCAAAACCGTTGGTAGCTAAAAAAATATGGATAACTTCAAATATTAGTCCTTGTATGTGGTATCCACTAATTGATGAAGAAACTTTAGCTGCTTTAATGCGTAGATTAGTTGTTGAAGAGTTTGTCTAAAAATAAAAATGGCTTATGGAAAACGAGCAGTTTCTAATTATAAGCGTTCTAATACTTCAAGTCGTAAGTACCGCCCTAAATTTAAAAAGAGTTATAAAAAGCCGATGTATAAGCGTACTGGATATAGAAAAAAATATTCAGGGAATAAGTCCCGTACCTTCCGTCGATAGATAGTTTACTTAATAAAAGATGCCTAAACGTAAAAATGTTGAGAGTCACCGAGATAAGAAAAAGCGATTAAAGCAAAATCGATTAAGAAAAGAACATATGTACGATTA